GATAAGTTTATTTTACTTTTGCTCTCGTTATGGATTACACGAAAGCAATTGAAATCATCAAACTGAAACGCAGACAAGGTCTTTATCAGATTGTCGCAAGAAAAACGGGAGTATCACTTCCAACCGTCAGAAAGTATTTAGTGGAGGGCAACATCGTTTCTCCCAAAGCAAAAGCCGTCATTGAGATTGCATTGAGGGAGGTTTCCAATGATTGAGTTGGCAATTAACGGATGGATTCTTTCCGTTCCTGGTATCGTGCAGGTAGAGAAATACATCTACACGATTGAAGCCGTTGACAATTACCTAATCAACAATCACTTTGATGAGCTGAGAAATTATGTCAATTCTCGCCAAGTTGGATTCGGGGATTGCGTAACTACTGAATTTGATGGCATTAATTCTGAGGCATTCTTCAACAACGAAGTGGACAAGTTCACTGTGTTATTTATGCTCGGACAACAAACAAACTTTTTATAAAAACTCTATGAACAAATCAGAATCAATCAAGAACATTGCCGGTGCGTTGGTAAACTTCCAAGCAACGGTGAGCAAGGTCGGAAAGGAATCAAGCAATCCTTTCTTCAAATCCAAGTATGCAAGTTTAGCGAACATACTGGACACCATTCAAAAGCCATTGAGCGAATGCGGTTTGGCAATCAGTCAATTCCCTGATGCCAATGCACTCACAACAATCATCCTTCACGCTGAATCAGGTGAGTGGATGGAGTCATCCTATGTGATGCCGGTTGCAAAACAAAACGATCCACAAGCAATGGGAAGTGCAATGACCTATGCACGGAGATATGCACTCGGCTCAATCCTAAATCTGAACATTGACGATGACGATGACGGAGAGAAAGCAATGGGAAGGCAGTCAGCACCCAAGAAAGAAGAACTCACCCCAAAGCACAAGAGTTGGGCAAAGGCAGTTGAACACTTGCAGACAGGTGGACTGATGACCGACATCACCAGTAAGTTTGAAGTGAGCGAAACAAATCAGAAACTTTTAATTGGCGAGAAATGAAACTTCAACTTCCAACAATTCACACTAATTTGAACGAGGACGATTGGCAAGATCTAAGGCGTTCTCGCTTCACCGCATCCGAAATTCACAAGCTGATGGGTACTCCGAAAAACAAATCGGAGTACCTGTCAGAAACTGCCAAGACATTCATCTTTGAGAAGGCAGCGGAGTATCTGACCGGTCAAAGAGCGGAGATGTATGGTCGTGCTTTAGACTGGGGAAAGGAACACGAGAAGGAAGCCTTCCACTATTTCTCTCAGCAGACCGATGACTTTTACACATACTACGGAGCAGAAACATACACCTTCATCACTTATGGCGAATGGGGTGGATATTCACCTGATGCACTTGGAACACACCTGGTTGAAATCAAATGCCCGTTTAATTCGGGAAACCACCTTCAGAACTCATTCATCACCAACAACGAGCAACTCAAATCTAAACGCCCGGAATACTATTGGCAAGTTCAAATGGGGATGGTTGCAACGGAGATGACTGAGGCGTTGTTCTTGTCGTATGATCCACGAATGCCCATCGGCAAGAAGCTCACGCAAACTTTGATCACTTTGGAGGAGGACATTCAGGAAATAATTGACGAGAAGTTGGCATCGGCTGGAGAACTATTTATGTCAATCACAAAATAAATCGTTCATTCACAAAGAACATAGTAAAATAAATTTGCATTTGTGAAAGAAAGGTTGTTAGTTTGAATCACTATGACAAACGAAACAATAAAAAACCGAGACGAATGGAGAGCATTAAACTTAAAAATTCGCAGCCACCAAAGAACAATTAAAATGAACTCAGCAGCAGGGCAAGTATTGAGTCAAGAGTATTTAGATTGGGTAAACCAATTAATTGAACGCAGTATCTACTTATCAATTCACGGGGGTTTTTAAGCCCCCTTAATTATAAAACTATGGACTTAATTTTTTTACTCGTAATCACACCCATCACCATTGCGGTGATGTTCGTGTACTGGAAGTTGAAACAATACTTCAATGACTTTGACAAATTGCCTGAGGCATCGCCTTATCAATTTGAACGGGACAACTACATTCCCGAATTTGATACCTACACGAAGGCAATCTACAAGCACAAATTTTACAAAGGAAAAAACAAATAAAAAACTATGAATCAAATGCAATTATTTGACCAAATGCCGGAAGGTGATTTGGCAATCTTGAAGAAAGCGTGGAGTATCTTAAATCGGTACTTTGCGGAAACATCACCTTCAAACAAACCAAATGTTCAACTTCACACATCTACTCGGAATTTTCTTGACTATGTTCAAAGAGAATTTGGAAACGAATGGATTGATCGAAAGCATCCAGTGCTTCAAAAAATTATGCGTGAACACTATGTTAAAGATTTGTACACAATGCTAAGGCAGTATGACAAACACAACCTTGTGGAAATCATTAGAAATGACAACAAAAATCAAAACATTTCTAAATTCAGATTCTTATGACAACAATCATCATTCTCGGACTGGCTTTGTTTCTCGCCATTGCCTTGTTCAAAGTCAACGCACTTTCAACAAGGGAAGAAGAACTACAAGAACAGGTAAACAAGCTTAATCGTGAGATGTGGGATTTGCAAACTGAGAATCTCAGTATCAGGTCACAAATCCAATCGGCAAACGATCGTGCTAAAACTTGGGAACTTCACGCCAACGATTTAATTCAAAGTAGAAAAAATGCTCAAAGCTCTGGTCGTAAAGGCATCAATTAATTTCATCATAAAGTGGCGAGTTTATTATGCCGGAGAGCTACTCGCCACATTTGAGAATGAGCAAGATGCAATTGAATACGCAAACTTTATAGATAGACAATGAAGACAACAACGGAATTTATCTTTGAGTTGCTATGGGAAAAAGTCCAAAGCGGTGAGCTGAGGTCTGACATCTACACAACATCAGTCCTGATGGACATAGAACGACAAGCCACCCAGTACGAACCATTTATAAGCCAGGAACACTACAATGACGGATTCAGCAAAGCGAAGGAAATCTATGGATGAGTATGCACTCATTTGGGCAATCGCAGTTCTTCGTGAGGATATGCGACATACTTGGGAATACATCGGATGGAGATTAAACATTAACCCAAAAAGAGCAGCATTTTTACACACAAAAATAAAACCAAACTACAACTATGAACAAGTATATCAAAGCAACGGTAACGGCAGTAATGATTAACCAACCGGAAACAAGGGACTGTGATTTCAAACTTATGACGGTGATCTACAAAGGTATGTGCAACGGCAATGACTTCTTCACGATGTTTGAAGCCAAGCAACTACCATCACCCGAAACCATCCGAAGAACACGAGCTCAACTCCAAGAGCATCACGAACATCTTCGTGGGCAGAACTACCAATCACGGCAACGATACCAGGTGAAAGTTAAAAAAGATTTGGGATATCCGAAATGATTGATTAAATTTGTAGAAGTGATTGACAAATGCGGGTTTGTCCATAATCAAAACTTTTTGCCTTCCTGATAGATGTGTTCCCGTAAACCTTCTATCTCGGAGGCTTTTTTTATGCAAAAAAAATGGGAACACAAATAGAAATATGGAAAGCAATTGCGGAATGCAATGGTCAGTACTATGTATCCAGTCACGGCAGAGTTAAAAGTTTTATGTTTTTTAGAGAGAAATTTTTAAATGGAGGCATTGTCGGTCGTGGTTATCGTAAAGTAATTTTGGTTGATAAATCAAATAAGCGTAAGCAAAATTATGTGCATCGTTTAGTTGCATTAGCATTTATTCCAAACCCTGAAAATAAACCATCTGTAAATCATAAAGATGGAAATAAATTAAATAACAATGTTGACAATCTTGAGTGGATGACACAAAAAGAAAATGTTGAACACGCTTGGAGTAACGGGTTAAACGAATCAACTAGATTGTCAACATCAAAGGCGGTAATTGACATTCTAACAGGTAAAAAATATTCATCTTTAACATTAGCTTGTATTGATATTAATGAAAATTATAACAAACACGCATTAAGAATATTTAAGAAATCTAAAACCCAAAGATTCTTTCACTTATGAGCAAAGACCCAGCGTTCCTGTTCTATTCGTCAGATTTCTTAACGGGTACTTTGTTGATGTCAATGGAACAAAAAGGCAAGTTCATCACCTTGCTTTGTATCCAGCATCAAAAAGGTCATATGTCAGAACGAGATATGTTGCAGATATGTGGAACATATGATGAAGATATATTTAGCAAGTTTCAAAAAGATTCAGAAGGTAAATTTTTTAATGTCAGATTAGAACAAGAAGTTGACAAACGGAAATCCTATTCAGAATCAAGACGAAATAATCGTATGAAGAAAGAAGATGTGATAAACATATCTGATACATATGTTCAACATATGGAAAATGAAAATGAAATTGAAAATACAATTAAAGAAAAGAAGGTATCAGTATTTAGAAAACCACCCATTGAAGAAGTCAAAGCATATATGTCAGAACTAAAAATGAATGACTTGTCAGAGCAATGGTTCAATCATTATCAAGCTACTGGATGGATGATTGGTAAAAACAAAATGAAAGACTGGAGGGCATCGGTGAGAACTTGGAAAGCAAATCAAAAAAATAATACGAGTAATCAACAAATAATCCACCGAAGTAAGTTTAATTTGAAAGACTATGAACTCTGAGCAATATATACTTTCCCAACTTTTGTTTTATGACCAAACAAGAGCAATGCTTCCACGCATCAAATCGCAATGGTTTGAAGACAAGCTAAACAAACGCATCATTGAGGCAATGTTGGAGATGTACATTAACAACGACCCCATTGATGTTCTTACTTTGGGCAGATTATTCAAACGGGAAGAGATGATCTACATCGTTCGCTTGACTCAAGATGTCTATGGGATGCCAAACATCAGCAGTCACCTGCCCGAACTGGAACACAAGTACCTGAAGAAGGAATTCTTGAACAACCTTTCTACTTTGGATTTGGCAACGGACTTGAAAGAATTGCTCACCAATGTCCAAACGATGATAGACAACACCAAGTTTACAAGCATCAACGACCCTGTGCAGATTACACAAGTTACAAACAAAGCCGTTGATACAATCATTGAAGCCGTGAAGCGTGGTGATCAACTAACCGGTAGACCAACGGGATGGGTTGGACTGGATAGGATGTTAGGTGGATGGAATCCCGGTGATTTGGTGGTGATGGCTGCAAGACCTGGTCAAGGTAAAACGGCACTCGCTCTTACTTTGATGTGGGAGTTTGCCAAGCGTGATGGGAAAGGTTTGTTTGTATCGTTG